TATGGGTATTGTTGAAGCCGAAATGACCAAACTCCATGAGTTTATGACTCATGTTACTATTGGCGAAATTAATTCACCGTATGGTATTTGCGTCGACGTTGCAAACGGATACACTGCCCAGTTTACTGATGCTTTGAAACGAATCGTTGACACTTACCCAACCATGCCTATCATGGCAGGTAACGTAGTCACTCCTGAGCAGGTACACGAACTGTCGCTCATTGGAATTGATATCGTAAAAGTTGGTATCGGTCCTGGTTCCGTTTGTACTACTCGCAAGTTGACAGGCATCGGTTATCCACAGTTCTCTGCTGTACTTGAATGTGCCGATGTACATTCTGTGTGTGCTGATGGTGGTATTACTTGTCCTGGAGATGTCGCCAAAGCATTCGGTGCTGGTGCAGACTTCGTAATGATTGGTGGTTTGTTTGCTGGTCATGAAGAAGGACTGCCTCCTGAGCATAAGGATAATGTAGAATATATGAGCAACGTCCATTTCTACGGAATGGCGTCGAAGGTTGCGCAGGATCTACATAATGGTGGTGTGTCTGACTATCGCGCCTCAGAGGGTAAGGATGTCATTCTGAAGTACAAGGGTCCAGTTAACCACACAGTAAATGAAATGCTCGGTGGACTACGCTCGGCTTGCACTTACCTCGGTGCGCGTAATCTAATGGAACTCAGCGATAACGCTCGATTCGTTCGAGTCAACCGCCAACTCAATAACATCTTTGGGAACGGCTAATGCTAATCAAAATTAAGAGTGTAAACAAAATGGCAACTCGAGAAGAAAAGAATAAGTTTTCTATTATGATTATCGAACTTGCCCAGCGCGATAAGATTGACCACATGGACGCAGTAACGACTTACTGTCTAGAGAACAACCTAGAAGTTGAAATCGCAGCAACCTTAATCAACGATTCTCTAAAAAGTTTGATTCAGGGTGAGGCGCAGGAACTGCGTTATCTACCAAGATCGAGCCGACTGCCTATATGAGTTGGCAAGTTATTGTTTGGAACATCTTCATCTGGACCTTTACAGGTGCAATGATTACTCTAAACCATGCATCTTTATTTTGGCTTTTCATTCCTGCATTGTTCACCATGTGGAACAATGGTTCAGAGTTGATGAAGAAGCAGGAAGAAGAAGCAGAAAAGTTGAATAAGCAGCTCGAAGAGTTAATGAAGGCGGTAAAGAGAAATGAACGGCTATGACTTGTATTGTCTTTATCAGGCAATCAAATTGCACTTCACTTCAGAAAATTATAACTTCTTCCAGTACGATGGAAGAACTAGGGTATCGGTAGACTCATTTGAAAAGCGAAAAGACAAATTCCTCTTTCATCGACTGGCGAGAAAATACGACTCTGCTGACATGGTTAGTTTTCTTGTTGCCAATTTTGTTAACAGTGACACTAATTGGACAAAGTCGCTCTTGGAAGAAGCTGCAGAAGAAACTTTTCGGGAGTGGAGAAGAGTAACAGATTCGATGAGCCGAGTCTATGTTGAGCAGTTAAAAAGTATCTGCTCAGATCCAAAAGAATTTAATAGTTTATTCGAAGTCAAAGATGGGCAACATCCGAAGTTGCTGGCGCATTTCCTACAAGGAGATATCCGCATTGAGGTTCTTGTAATTCTCAATAACATCTTTGACTTCTTCAAGATTTGGGACAAGAAGATAGACGATGATGTCATCTATCCCAAAATTTCAAGAAGAGTTCGCAAGTATGGAGCATTCTTGACTGTTGATGTTGACAAATATAAAAAGTTGACTCGTCAGGCTTTACTTTCTGATGAAAATACTATATAATAGTATGGTGATGAAGAAAGTGGACAATAAAACATACTATCAATACTAATATACAAGGATATACAAATATGACATTTGCAAATTTGAAGAAGGGTTCGACACTAGATAAGTTGAAGAAGGCTGTTGAGCAGTCTTCGTCTGGTGGCAATAACCAAAGTAAGTACGCGGACGATCGCGTTTGGAAGCCTGAAGTTGATGCTTCTGGTAACGGTTATGCCGTTATCCGCTTCCTTGATACCCCAGCAGTTGACGGTGAAGATGGCATGCCTTGGGCTCAGATTTGGTCCCATGCGTTCCAGGGTCCAGGTGGCTGGTACATCGAGAACAGCCTGACCACTATGGGCAAGGCTGACCCTGTTTCTGAGATGAACACTGTTCTTTGGAACAGCGGAGTCGAAGCCAACAAGGAAATTGCTCGCAAGCAGAAGCGCAAGCTGACCTATGTTTGCAACATTCTAGTCGTTTCTGACTCGAAGCGTCCGCAGAACGAAGGTAAGGTCTTCCTCTATAAGTTTGGTAAGAAGATCTATGACAAGATCAGTGAAAAGATCGAGCCTAACTTCCCAGACGAGCAGCCGATGAATCCGTTCGACTTCTGGAAGGGCGCAAACTTCAAGCTGAAGGTTCGTAAGTATGAGGGTTATCCCAATTACGATAAGAGCGAGTTTGATACTACGTCTTCACTGTTCGACGGCGACGACAAGAAAATTGAGCAGGTTTGGAAGAACTCCTACTCGCTCAAGGAAGTTGTTGCTCCTAGCAATTTCAAGTCGTACGAAGAACTCAAGGCTAAGTTAAACAAGGTTCTAGGTGCTGGTGGCGCGAAAGGCGCAACTGCTCCTAAGATCGAAGATGACTCGGCACCTTGGGAAGAGCCAAAGCGTTCTGCTCCAGCTCCACAGGCACGTAAGGTGACCGCTGAGGAAGTCAACGTCGATGATGACGATATGGCTTTCTTTGAGAAGTTGGCTGCTGACTGATAAAAACGTCCGAATTATGTACGCTTGCGGATGTTGACCTTGCATCCCACCAGTAATGGGGCGGTTCAAGCGACGTTTTGGGGGGAGCTTAATGCTCCCCCTTTTTTATATCCGACGGTATTCAGATATCCCTCGGTCTAAATTTCTTGCTGTGCGGAATTCATTTGCATTATCCATTGCCAAAGTATTCGACGCAACCTTTTTACCAAGTTGTGCAGTTCCTGCACCTAATGTAGCAGTTGATTGAGCCACACTAGCAACTTGCTGTTCTAGATTCGATATTCTTGCACCTAGATTTTCATTACTTGTTTCTGTTTCTTCCACTGTTGGTTCTACTGGCGGTAGCATTGGAGCTTGCGTTGATGGCGTTCCCATTTGAGGAACAGGTGGTTGCATTACTTCTGCACTTGGCTGTTGAAACTGCGTTTGTGGAGTCAACGCCTCATATGTCGTTTGTGTACTGACAAGTTTAGTCTTACCCTTTGGTCGTAAAGATCCAGATAGGATTAGTTGCTTCACATCTTCAGCAGCCTTAATTTCTGCTTCTCTTCTAACTGCAGCATTGCCGATATTTGTTCCAGCAAGATATGCCCTCAAAGATGGATAATATTGGTCAGGATAATCTTTTGGATTAAATCCTTCAATAGTCGTGCTAGAAGGTTTGGCTGCTTCACCATAATTGATTCCTGCACCCATCTTAACATCTTCAGCCTCGACGGGGACAGAAGATGGTTGGACAGGTGTAGGCTTCGACTTCTTTTTTCTTGGCGTTGCAGTTACCATAACCTCAAAAAGTTCTTCTTCGGTTGATGGTGTAGTAGTTGCAGCGGAAGTCGCAGGAGTTACTGTTGATGCAGTAGGTTCTGTCGAAGGTGTTGCAGTTGGTTGTGGCGTAGAATAAGAAAGTTGGCTCGGGTCAGCAGGAATTATTAATGAACTATCTCCCTGCACCACATTCGGTTCTGTTTCTTGTGGAATAGTAAGAGTTTGCCCAACATTGTCTTCGGCTATTCCAGGAGCAAAGGTCGAAACAACAGTCGACGCTTTTCCTGCTACACCAGTATAAGCCGTTCCATCAGGATTTTTTGCACCTACGACGTTGTTGATTCTGTCATACGCATCTTGCTCATATTTTGTGAGACCTTGTCCAGTATTAATCTTTTGCTGCAAATCGCTAAGAAATATACCACTCTCTTCATCTTTCTTACCAGTCTTCGGCTTCCCGCCGACCGCTGCTTGTTCTTGTGCTGTAGGTTGAGCCAACATTTGATAAGCTCTCTTACCCAGTTTTGCTGGCGGTAGACCGCTGTATTCAATTTCTTTGAGGTGCTTATAGATATATTCGAATCCATCAGATTTAAACAATCCTGGATTGAAAGGCTGCCACTCAAGAACAGGTGTTGACATCATTTGCCTGACGACTGTACCGTCAGCTTGTAC